GACAGTACAACTTACTCTGTTACAGAAAGAGTTGAAGAATGTTTCGGAACCGACTAGGAAACCCACGGTGGCAGTGTATGAATTCACTGACCAGACGGGACAGAAGAGACAGAACAGTAGTGGCGGAACCTCATTCAGTTCTGCGGTTACTCAGGCACCCAATGTATATTTGATAAGAGCATTGACACGTGCATCCAACGGAAACTTCTTCCGAGTGGTTGACCGTCAAATTATTGACCATGTGACGAGGGAACGACAGTTAATCCGTCAAACCCGACAATCATACGAGGGAAACGACTCTCAGAAGCTGCCAGCACTCACTTTTGCTGGTATGATTATTGCAGGAGGTATAGTAGGGTACGATACCTCTGTTGACACAGGCGGAGCTGGTGCTAGATATCTTGGCATCGGTACTTCCCGTGAATATAGTAGAGACACTGTGACTATCAATATTCGATTAGTGTCTGTGGCAACAGGTGAGGTTTTACTTGATGTGATATCAAGCAAGACCATACTCTCCACCGCTTTTGGCGGAGATGTGTTTAAATTTATCGAACAGGGTACTGAACTGGTTGAGATTGAATCGGGCAGTACAAAAAACGAATCCGTTTCCATTGCAACACAAAGGGCGATAGAAGCGGGAGTCTTGGAACTTATACTGAGAGGAAGTAAGTATGGTTTCTGGACGCTTAATGGAGAGAAGTAAAATGAACGCAAAGCAAACGGGTGCGATTCCTATGTTCGCTATGATGTTCGTGATTGGTGCTGTGTATGCAGACAATGAAATATATATTGATCAAGTAGGAAGTAGTACTGCTATCGAGATTATTCAAGATGGCAGTGGTAACAAAATAGGTGGCGGACTCACTGATGAAACAAAGATGTTACTCAGTGGTGACGATATGGACATTAACTTAAACTTCAGTGGTTCTACGAACAACTTGATTGGTTCCGTGATTGGTTCTAATTCGGTACTAGACGTAGACGTGACAGGGTCAGGTAACGACCTGTTCTTTGATGTTGATAAAGATAATGCCTATGGCGCTACAGGCGGGAACTATCTCGTATCTATCACTGGTGGTAACAACGCAGTGGACTTTGATTTTGGTTCACTTGATACCGCAAACGATACGGACTTTGACTTTATATTGGACGGTGATTTTAACACTGGCGATATAAACGTAGATGCATCTAGTCTTACATTCAACATGGATGTGATATCAGATAATTCCAATCTAGATTATTCAGCAACTGGTTATGATGGCCATCGGTTTATATTGACTGGTACAGGAAACTATTGGGACATTGATGTTACCCAAGAGTCTACTCTACAGTCTGATTATTTGGAGATATATTATAGTGGTTCAGGCACATCTACCCAAAACGCTACTGTTTGTATTGTTCAGTCTGACGGTGGTTTCGTCAACACTTGCGGCCAGTAATGACGTAGGTTTGGTTGACCGAGCAGTTGGATGGAGACAGATAGTAAGGAATGAACAACCCTTAGAACCCAACAAGGGTGAAGAGGTGATATCTAAGGACGATCTTCGCACAGGCGAGGGTCGTTTGCAGGTACGATTCAGAGATGACAGTAAATTAAGAATGACCGAACACACACGTATTGTGATTGACAATGTAGTGTTTGATGATGACCCAAGCAAGTCTGACTTGGCGATGACCTTTGCCCAAGGTACTGCAAGATTCATATCTGGTCAGTTGGGTAAGGTAGACAAAGAGAATATCAGACTCAAGACCCCTACCGCATCTATCGGTATCAGGGGTACAGACTTCACAGTAACCGTTGATGAGTTCGGTAAGACGCTCGTGGTACTTTTGCCAGACGTTAACGGAATCTCTTCGGGTGAGATTATTGTTTCGACAATGACAGGTGAAGTCACACTCAACAAACCTTTCCAGTCTACCACAGTAGACGTGATGGAGAACCCCCCTAGTGCGCCAGCAATCCTAGACCTTACTCTGGATATGTTGAACAACATTATGATTATCAATCCCCCTAAAGAGAAACAGTCTAAAGAAGACTTCATGGATACTATAAACGCATCCAAGGGCATTAGTTCGTTAGACGTGGACTTTCTTAACGAAGACTTGTTACAAGAAGAAGAACTTGGGAAAGACTATCTGGAATTTAATGAACTCGACATCAACTACTTGGACGTTGACTTGTTAGAAGACCTACTGGATAATTTCGATTCTTTGGGAGAGGACGTGTTGCAAGAACAACAGTCTAGTGGCGACTTACGTATCGAAGGTACTGAAGAAGGGTTCGACCCAGTCACACAGGTTGCCACTATAGTAGAGGGCGACAAGGTGACGATACGCAGAGAGGTGAATGACAAGGTGGTTATCTCGGTAGACAAGTCAGCTGCGACAGTTATAAGTATAGAGCAGGATGGTAAGGAACTAGAGGCAATCAAACTTAATGGTATCGACAACTTGATAAGTATAGTACAATGAAGACATGGCACGTATTCGTAACACTTGTGATACTGGTGGGACTGAGGTTACTTGACCCGTTCCTATTAGAGAGTACTCGACTTTCATTCTTTGACTCATTACAACGTGGTCAGGAGACCCAACTGTCCGAACAGATTGTCCTTGTTGATATTGACGAGGAGACTCTGGCAAAGTTTGGTCAGTACCCAATCCCACGTAAGGTAATGGCAGATGAAATCGATAAGATAGAAGGTAGTCTTATTGCGTTCAACATTCTGTTCAGTGAACCTGACAGGGCGGGTGGAGACGAATACTTTGCGGACATCCTATCGTGGAAGAATACAGTAGTTGCCATTGCACCGTCCAACAGAACCAACACAGACTACAGACCTCCCCGTATCGGAACCGCAACGTTCGGTGACAGAGATGCCGAAGACTTCCGACCTTTGGTGGAAGGTATGCTTTTTGCACAACCAGTGATACATGAAGCGGCACTTGGTTATGGAACTATCTCATCCGCACAGGACGTTGATGGTATCATCCGTAGACAACCACTACTAGAAAACTTTGACAACAGACTCTATCCCGCATTTGCGTTAGACGTATTGAGGGTTGCAGCCGGAGATTCGTCCTACCAGATATCAACAGACGAGTACGGTATTCAGTTTGTTCGTATTCCCAAGTTCACACCAATACCCACAGATAGTCAGGGTAACGTTACAGTCGCATACTGGAATGAGTTCAAGAGATATTCCTTTACTGACCTCTCAAGTATACCAGAGGGGTCTATAATCATCGTAGGCGGGAGTTACGCAGGTTCTAGTGTAGTTAGTACACCTATGGGTTCTATGTATCCGCATGACGTACAAGCAAATCTGGTCAAGACAATGATCGGGGGTGTGACCATCGAACGACCCCCAGAATTTATTTTCTATGAGCTCTTGACAACTCTTGTATTATGTGGTATAATCCTAGCTCTTCTAGGGAAGGCTGATATACTAATTTCAGGAGTGTCGTATGTCATCATAATTGGTGGTATTCTGTATGTGGTCAACGAACTATTCAATACCCAGTATCTCCAACTAGACCCAACATTCCCAATTATCACATTGACCTTGGTGTTTGCTCACGGTTCCTTTGTTCAGTTCTATGTACAGTTCAAAGCTAAACAACTTATTAAAGGACAGTTCGGTACGTACCTATCACCCGACATGGTAGATATGTTGGCCAAAGACCCCAGTCTACTGAAGTTGGGTGGAGAGAAAAAAGAGATGACATTCCTCTTCATGGACATTGTAGGATTCACCCCCATATCAGAACACTATAAAAACAAGGACGATGCGGAAGGGTTGGTTATACTCATTAATAACTACCTAAATGAGATGACTAATATTATCCTAAATAACGGTGGAACCATAGATAAGTATATGGGTGATTGTATCATGGCGTTTTGGAACGCCCCCTTACCTTGTGAGAATCATGCTGAGATGGCAGTGAAGTCCGCAATAGAAATAGAAGAGAAGACAGATGAACTTAGACAGAGATACATTGCGGAAGGTTTACCACCGATTAACGTTGGAACTGGTATCAATACTGGGTCTTGTATTGTTGGTAATATGGGTAGTGAGTCACGGTTTGATTATTCAGTCATCGGAGACGCAGTCAACCTTGCCGCAAGACTTGAAGCAACTGCCGCAAGAGGAGACTATCTTGAATACAAAACTATCTACTCCAAAGCAACCAAAGACCAACTCATAGATATAGAGTCAAGTCCGATAGGACTCATTAAGGTAAAAGGAAAGGAAGAAGAAATTGAAATCTATACACATAATCGATGATTTCCTAACACCCGAAGATTACGCGGAAGTTATGGAACTTTCAAAAGATATTCATCTACACGAAGCTGAAGACTATTCTAAGAAGTATGGTACAAAGACTAACGACTATGCGTGGAAAACGTGGAATGGTTGTAGACGTAGTGACAACTATGTGGACTTTCTCGACTTTTTCAGTGATAAGGTCAACCTTCACTATAACGTAAAGATTTCTAGGTTAGAGTTCTTTACCCACCCCCTAGAGAAGTTTCCCATATACGAACAGGAGACTCAACAACACATCGATGCCTTGTTCGAGTTCTCTGGTGTCCTCTACCTTGACGAAGGTGCTGTAGGACTAGGTACTACAATTGGTACTGAATATGTTGAGTGGAAACCCAATCGATTAGTGACATTCCCCGCATTAACCTACCACAATCCCCACTTTGGCGGAACTGAACGAACCGTTCTGACTTTCTTCTCTCATAAGAAAAAGTTATAAGTAACACCCCCTTTATTCGATCTTAGTCTACTCATTATGAAAATAAGAGTGGACAAAGTGTGCCTATTCGGTTATAATAAGTACTTAGTTAATCGAGTTGAGAGAGAGAATTGTTATGGTAAAGTATGTATTGAGAAACCTTGTTAATGACCAGTTAATTAACTGTAAGATGTTCGACACTATGGTCGATGCCCTTAACTACCGAATGACCTATCTTGAACGTGATGTTGCTTGGGTTGACCAAGTGGAGGTGAAGTAGAGATATGGCACTTGCCCCGATGAATGTTGAAAACGTATTAGGTGAGTTCACCGAGAAAGAGTTTGGTAACTACTTCCACTACTCTGAGAATGCTAACAGAGTTGAAGGGTGTAAGGATTGGTGTTGTTTCCCCCACCTCGTATGGGTTGGTGGTTTACATCAAGAGTATCGTTATGCGAAGGTCAAGAAGACTGTTGCTTACGTTGTGACTGATGAAAATGATGACGGCAGTCCCGTTATCGAAAAATGGTTTCTTAAAAAGAATGTGGAGTATGTTGTATGATTAATGAAAATGGTATTGAAGTAATCCCTACCCATATTGGTGGCCTGTGGAATATAACTCATAACATGGCGGTAATGGAAACCGATGTCAATGAATACTTCTACAACCCTGAGTTGGACAAGTTTGGTAACAAAGATGACTGGGTCTGCAAAGACGGTTGGGAACGTATCATCGTATCCAATTATCTGACTGCACAAGAAGTTGACAAAATCTTTTTCAAATTATATTCAAATAACGCTTGACAAACACTGCTGTTGTTGTTATAATAAGTACTTAGTTAATCGAGTTGAGAGAGAGAATTATGTTTGATAATGAAGTTGGTAACCTAATGAACGATCTAGTAATGCTGATTGATGCTGCTGAGTGTTACAATGAAACTTACTACGACAGTGAGTACAAACGAATTGTCAACCGATTGGTTGAGTTAGGAGGATTAAAATAATGGGTATTCACGTAAACATTTATAAGCAGGGTGACTACGATTGCACCGCTGGTGGCGAGTCAAGTTACGCAAAAGGTTTCTGTGTTGTAAACGCAGAAGGGCCATTCGAACCGTGTGAGGACTACCCGTCCGCAACACTGGTGATGGCAGAACCAATTGGTGGTAGGAAAATCCTGAGAATGATTCCGACTTCGAAGTTGGGAAACAACATGACCATGTTCGGTGGAAACTATGCGGGTGGTTCTGACTCAAGGTTCTCAAGACTTTGTGACCAGTTACTCGGTAGTACGTTCTACGGTGCGGTTGCTATCCACGATAGGGTGGAAGGTTGAAATTAACGCTTGACTTTACTACAAGAAGTGTGTTATAATACTTGTATTGAAACCAATAATGAAAAGAGAGAATATATTATGAGCATGAATGACGTTTTACAAATTGAGACTATGGCTTACGCTGGCAAATCACCTTGGGGTGAGATTGGTACGCAAGTATCAAACGACCTATCCCCACAACAAATTATGACTAAGGCAGGTCTTGACTGGTCTGTCGAGAAAGTCCCGACCTTCGCAATCATGGGTGACGAACAAATCCCTACGGGTCAGGAAGCACTTGTCAGGTCTTCGGACAACAAGATTCTAACTCAGGTTGGTAAGAACTGGCATCCTGTCCAGAACGAAACTGCGTTTGAGTTCTTCAATGATTACTGCTTAGAGGGTGGTATGGAGATGCACACTGCGGGTTCACTGAAAGGTGGTAAGATGGTCTGGGCACTCGCCAAGATCAACGAGTCATTCGATGTGTTGAAGGGTGACCAAGTAGATTCTTACTTGTTGTTCTCTAACCCACACGAGTATGGTAAGTCAATCGATGTTAGATTCACTCCAATCCGTGTTACTTGTATGAACACCCTTGCGATGGCAATCAAAGGTACTGCGGTTAACGGAATGAAACTTAACCACCGTAAAGCATTCGATCCTCGTATGGTCAAAGAGACTATGGGTATTGCTCACGAGAAGTTTGAACAATACAAAGATGTTGCTCAGTTCCTTGCGGGTAAGCAGTTCACTATGGACGCATTGATTCAGTACTACAACAACGTGTTCCCTAGAACTTACCAAGGTAAGGAAGCAGTCCAAGTCAAAACTGTTCAGGACTTGACATCGAACGGTCAGAAAGCATTTGAGTTCTTGGAGTCACAGCCTGGTGCTGAGTTCGGAAAGGGTTCATGGTGGCAAGCACTTAACAGTGTGACCTACTTGACTGACCACCAGATGGGTCGTGAAGCAGATTCACGTATGACTTCTGCATGGTTCGGTGTCAACCAGACTCGAAAGATTAGAGCAGTTGAAACAGCAGTCGAATTGGCGACTGCTCAATAGGTGTATATATAATGAGAAGGGGAAAACAACCACTTGCGACACGAGCAAAACAACAGATATCCATTTGTTGCAAGACACTGTGTGAACGTGAAGTGGTTGAGGAGTACATAAAAGAACTTGAAGACGAAGTAGAATGGTACAGAGAATGGTGGAAACTATCCACCCAAAAAACTATTAATGGAGAAAATGATGAGTGAATTTAATTTTAACGATGTAGTTGCTGTGATGTGTAACTCAGGTGAATATGTAGGTAAGTTCAAACAAGAAGGTGCTAATACTATTACAATTACCGACCCTCGTATGGTCGTGAGTAATGAACAGGGTCTTGGTTTCGCACATGGTATTTGTGTGACTGGTAAGGCAGATGTTACTTCGGTGGACATCTATAAGAGTAGTATTTGTTTTGTTACACTGGTCAACGATGACCTGCGTAAAGCATACACCACTAACACGAGTGGTATTATTCTGTAATGAAACGTAGGATTCTTTGTCTAGACTATGGACTAAGTAATTTTCACAACCTAATCGCAATGGCCAAGGATGGTCATAAGGTCTTCGTGACAAGCGGAGATTACGATAAATCTCCGGTTGCGTATTACAAATCTCTGGGTATAACCACCCTTGATAACTATCTTAGTAGTAGAGAATCTTGGTTACACAAATTTATAGAGGTTGAAGATATTAACACTATCATCAACCTCGATCCAAACCGAGAAGTATTCCGACAAAAACATGATCATAATGCCGCCGACTATATTGGTCTTAGTACATTAGGTTGCCACTTAGAAACTCGCAAATTGTGGTGTCGGAAACAGGTCGGAAAACTTGGGGTTAAACTGCCGAGGTTGTTGGACACTGTCGAAACACCCTGTGTTATCAAACCCAAAAAGACCACGAACAACATGGGCACGGTTTCGTGTACATACGTTGTACTAGGTGAATATGGTAAGGAGTGGGTGCGTACAAATCCTAGTCCGGCATCAATACAATCTTGTTATATTGAAGAGTACATCTCTAATGCTATTGAGACTAATGTAGAGTTTGTTGTGTCTGGTGGTAAGTGGTCTATCCAACACTGTCAACAGACTATGGGTGAAGAGGTGTCGAAACTGGTGGGTCGTACCACTCACTGGACTAACCAAGCGAGTTATGCCAAGTTGACTGGTGAGAACCGTGACCTTACAATTGAGAACGCAACTAAGATTCTGGACTGGGTAGCTACACTGGGTGGTAGTTTTCAAGGTCAGTTGACAGGTCTAATCAAAAACGGTGAGTGGTATTTCTCTGAGATAAACTCAAGACTTGCTGTATCGAATAGTCTGCCGATCTTCTGTACGGGAGACGAGTATCTGAGATCGATGTTGGAGGGTGAACCTGACATCATTGGCAACGCATTCCCTTGGGACGTTCAGAAGATTGTAGTAAAACCCATAACCCCAGATGCGATATATCCCTTCCATCTACACGAGAAACATGGGGTCTCTGTACCCTGTGGACTAGACATCATTGACGGAGAATACCGAGTTTCTAAGTTATTTCGACCATATTCATCGGATGGATGTATCGGAATTGTCATCTGTGACCGTGAAATACCACTAGATTTCATCAAAGAATTTGAAAATAATTCGAACTTTTCGGTAAGTCATTGTTTTATATAGCATTCTTATTTTCGAAATAAGTTGACAAAAGGTGCCCAATAGACTATAATAGGTACTTAGTTAATCGAGTTGAGAGAGTTATTATGTTTTGTATTGAAGGTCGTCATGCCAAACCAGAGATTGTCGAAGAGTACGTTGTCCGTCTCATGCAAGCTTTGAAGATTCACCGATTCACTTCTAAGTTGATAACAGTCCAGTTCAAATCTGAATTGACTAATTATGCTCAGGGTCTATGTGAGGGTGACAAAGATTATGCCACCATTCAGATCGGCAAGTTCGATCAGACCTTCCTTCAACAGATGCAAGCACTTGCTCACGAGATGGTTCATGCTCGTCAGTTCCTACGTGGTCAATTGAGTGCTGTAGGTGTGTGGAAGTGGAAGGGTCGCAATGCTGACAACTACGCTTACACTAACCAACCTTGGGAGAAAGAAGCATATCGTCTTGAACGTGAACTCTTTCTCGATTGTTTCCCATTTGAGAAAATGGTGTGATTTAGGGGTTGACGATTGTTGTTTTGTGTGGTATAATACTTGTATTGATAATGAGAAAGGAAAGTGATTATGAGAATAGGTGATAGGACATTGTACACTTTGTACACCGAAAAACACGCACGTAATCAGAATAAGGGTGCCACTTGGTGCGGTCTCCGTCAAAAAGATACCGAACGATCAAAGACCTACGAAGCAGAGTGGACTTTCCAGTCTAAAATTACCAACCCTGAGTTCACGTCCATTAAGGACGCAGAGAAGTTTGCGAAGAAAGTTTACAAAAGTAAGACTTGGTCAAACCTCTGGGCAAAATCTGTCGAAGCAGATGTTGGTCGTATATTCAACAACTACCCTACTGTAGTGCAGAGTAAGAGTCGCAGTAAGAAACTTGCGGGGTCTACTGACGGTAAGGTTGTCTCACTAGACTTGATTAGTGGTTTGAATGTATACACCCTGTTGCATGAACTTGCTCACACTCTGGGTCATATGCACCACGGCCGTTCGTTCCGTCAAACTCTGTTGACCTTGGTTGGTCAGTTCATGGGTGCGAAAGAGAAGAAGACTCTCAAAGAAGAATTTAAGAAGAAGAAACTCCACAGTGGTGACGCAAAGAAACCGCAGGAGTTTGACAAGTGGGTCGAGACTAAAGAACGACTGGAGAAAATGCGTGATGCCAAGTGGCTTGCCGAGAACGCATCATGACTAAAGGTATATTAGAGTATGACTGCGAAGACCCACCCGCGATAACAGAACTGGAAATGGACTATTTTGAATTCCTTACTTTGTGTAAGGAACGGGGTGTCGATGAGAGTAAGTGGCCCTCACTAAAAAGATTTGCGAATTTACGCAGACAACTAATGAATGAATGAGAGTGATATGAGTATAATAGATAATGATATGAAAAACGCACACAAGATTGAGACGGTCAGAACTGACATGCCTCCGATTGAGGAGATTGCAAACAGTAAACGATGGTTCAAGTCCGCAACTCCCAAACAAACTTTGGATTGGTATCTCAAGTGGGTGGCATCTATCTTGCTTCTATGCGGAATGTCTATGAGAGGAATTGACGGTCTGCAAATATATGACTTGACAATCTCGGTCATTGGTGTTATACTATGGTTATGGGTTTCGATGTTGTGGAGAGACCGTGCATTAATCGTTGTGAACAGTGTAGGACTATTATTACTCATCCGCAACCTTATACAATTACTCTATGGAGATACATTATGAATTTTAAACATGAACCAGTCACGTTGACTGAAATGAATGCAGTGACCACTGATACTGGTCGTAAGTATATGACACCCGAAGGCATTAACCTTCCGTCTATTACAACGGTGCTATCCATTTTGTCACGTGACTCCATCGCCAAGTGGCGTAAACGTGTTGGTGATGCAGAGGCGAACCGTGTCTCATATCGTGCATCGACCCGTGGTACATCTGTTCACGCAATCTGTGAGAAGTACGTGAACAACGACCCAGCCTATGACAAGTTCATGGCAACCGACCCCGACACTGGGGAACAAACGTTGACTACCCGCACACCTGACCTAATCGATTCTTTCCTAAAGATTAAACCAATCCTCGATGAACGTCTGACTACGGTGTACGCACAAGAAGCACCCCTGTACTCTACCCATCTGGGTGTTGCAGGTCGTGTGGATTGTGTGGGTATCTTCGATGGTAAACTATCCATCATTGACTACAAGACTTCTATGAAACCCAAGAAACTCGATTGGGTTAAGAACTACTTCATGCAGGAAGCAGGTTATGCTGTAATGTGGGAAGAACGTACTGGTCAACCGATTACTCAGTTGGTTACTATTATCTCTGTTGATAATAACGAACCTCAAGTCTTCATCGAACATCGTGATAACTGGATTAATACGTTAAGAAATACAATTAAACAGTATAATGAGGAAAACTCTGCTTCCATTTTGTTATAAATAGTGGTATAATAACATTTTACTTATGGGAATACTCGAATGTTTTCGTTTCAACAGTTCTTATCTGAGGAAGTCGCTAGTGGTGACTTCCCCGAAGGAGTTTTTGGTGGACTCTCTATAGAGAAGAAATCAGAGAACTCCAAGACCGCAGTCTTTGTCGTTAGGTCTGATGACCGATTGAGTGACCGAGACGAAATATTACGTAATCTAAAACAAGCCGGTATCAAGGCAGAAGTGCGAGAAAAGGCGGGACAGGGTGTTGACCCGATCTTCATCGATTCCCACTTTGATGTTACGGTTATCCTCTTAATAAAACCTAAGTCTGGTGGTGTTGGTGAGACTACACTAAACGCATCTATCACTGAGTTGTTCCCTGCTATCGCATGGGAGACTGGTTATAAAATGACAACCAGTGTTGATAACTTCTACTACCACCTACTAGAACAAGACCCATCCAAACTCAAATGTGTTAATCCTAAAGACTTGGATGCCGCAGTTGATACTATTCAGAAGGCATCTGAATCATCTAAGTTCACCGAGAAGATGTTGAACGCAATGGGTGTCTACAAGTATCTACAGGAAGAGAACAAGTCTAAAAGGATTAAACAAGTCTACTGGGGGTATCGTGCCAAACCTACAGGTGTTCCTAAGAACCATCCTGGCGATATCTTTATTGAGTTCATTGATGGTGAGATGCTTGGGGTATCACTCAAGGCTGGTGGTAAGAGTACTAAAGAACCTAAACTCAATACCTATGTGAATCCAGTATTCACTGCGTTCAAACAGGTGCGTCAACTGTCTGCATTGCGTAGAGAACTACACTCAAAAGTATTCTCAAATATCGAAGGTATGCCTTCCTCTGGTCAATATGACAAGTCCAAGAGATCAACCACATCTAAACTGTTGGTTCAATTAAATAAAGACGATAGTAAAAGGTACGAAAATCTATATGACCAACATCTAGAGATTTGTCGTAAGAGTGTTATTGACCTATTCAATGCGAACAAAGATACGACACTTGATTATATCCGTTCCGAGATATTGAGAGATGCACCTGATGTTCCTACCAAGGTTATCAAAGCAGTCAAAGATAACTTTACTGAGATCACCGCTGATGATGAACTAGGCGTATTCTTACCTATGGTTAAGTTCGTCAAAGCATACCCATCCAAGTCTTCCAAACAAAACTGGTTTTTAGAGTTGAAATCTCGTGACACATCTGTTATAATGGAGATGACAATACGGACGAACAAGTCTGGTAGTGCGGGACAGAAGAAGCTGGGACAGTTCTTTAACCTTGCAATAAAATATAACTCGTTGAGTATCAAATAATGGAATTTAAGAACTTTATCGCAGAGCAGAAGAATACTCACATGACCCATATCGAGGATAAGGTTCTCTATGGGGGTGTTAACGGTACACGACAGGCAATCAATGCACTACGTGAACTCCGTGATATGTTGTCTGGTCAGACTAAGAGTAAACTGTCAACCAAGTGGGACGGTGCTCCCGCAATCTTCTGTGGCACAGACCCTAGTGACGGAAAGTTCTTTATTGCAAAGAAGGGCATCTTCAATAAGAATCCCCAACTCTTTAAGTCTGCTCAAGAGATTGATGCAGAACTTTCGGGTGACCTTGCGGTCAAGATGAAACTCGCATTGAAACACGTACCTGAACTTGGTATCAAGGGTATCATTCAGGGAGATTTCTTATTCTCAACCGGAGATACTAGTAATGAGGTTATTGAAGGTGACAAGTATACAACCTTTCATCCCAACACCATCATATATGCGATACCTTATGATCAAGCTGCCGATGTACGAAAGGCGAAGATTGGAGTCGTGTGGCACACAACCTACACAGGTGATACTTTCGAGTCACTCAAGGCATCCTATGGAGTGGACGTATCCAAATTTAAGGATTCGAAGAATGTCTGGTCACAGGACGCAATGTTAAGAGATGTGTCTGGTGCGACTATGGATGCGAAGGAAACTAAGGAAGTTACGGAACACCTAAGTAAAGCGGGTAAGATATTTAACCAGATTTCTGGTTCTACTCTCCGTGAGTTAGAAGGTAATAAAGACCTCGCAACACTAATTGAACAGTATAACAACACTTTTGTGCGGCAACAAACGGTCATTACTAACACTAAAGCGCACGTTCAGGGTTTAATCAAGTGGTTGGATGCAAAGTTTCAGAAAGAGAAAGATAAGAGAAGTACTGAGAAAGGTAAGGCAACCCAACAGAAGAAGTTGGATGACTTTATGAAGTTCTTCTCCACCAAAAATCAAAAGAATCTAGTGGCAATGTTCGATTTACAAAAAAGTATTGTACTTGCAAAACTGAAACTTATAAATAAACTTAATAGTATCTCTAAAATCGATGCGTTTGTTCAGACCAAAACTGGTTATAAGATTCGTACAGGTGCAGAGGGGTTTGTTGCTATTGACAAGTTAGGTGGTGACGCGGTCAAGTTAGTTGATCGACTAGAATTTTCTTATAATAACTTTAGTCCAGATATCCTAAAGGGTTGGGACAAAGTTAAGAAATAAATGGGATAAACCAAAGAGGTAAACCAATGTCCAAACTAATCGGACTAAAAGAATTTATTAAGGTACTCGAATCACCGGACGAAGCATTGAATATGCAACAACGTCTGAAGATGGCACGTACCTTCAAGAAGAACAAAGCAAAAATCGCAATGGGTCGCAAACGTGCGGAACGTAAAGTTGCTGATATGCCCACTCTAAAGAAACGTGCACAAAAACAAGCACGTCAAGTCTTCCTCAAGAAAATCACTAAAGGTGTCGAAAAGGGTGATCTCTCTATGGCACGTAGAGCGTCTATCGAGAAACGATTATCCAAGTTTAAACCTAAGATAGATAAACTAGCAAAGAAACTACTTCCTGCGGTACGTAAGGGTGAACTAGCTAGAAAACGAGGCGGAAACAAGAGTGATTAAAGATTTTAAATCGTACCTAACCGAAGAAGCAAGGGAGGTTTATTTTACGTTTGGTAGAATGAATCCACCTACTATCGGTCACGGTAAAGTATTAGACGTTATTGCAAAGAAGGCAAAGGGTGCGGACTATAAAGTCTACGTATCCCAGTCACAAGGGCCTAAAGACCCACTGTCATATTCTGACAAGGTAAAACACCTACGTAAGATGTTACCCAAACATGGTCGAAACATCATGGTTGATAAGGGTGTACGAAGTGTGTTCGATATCGCAACTAAGTTGTATGACCAAGGATACAAACGAATCACTATGGTAGTCGGAGAAGACCGTCTACGTGAGTTCGAAGTCCTGTTGAACAAGTATAACGGAACCAAAGCACGTCACGGTTTCTATAATTTTGAGAAGATATCTGTTGTATCTGCTGGTCGTAGAGACCCAGATGCAGAAGGTGTTGAAGGTATGTCTGCGTCTAAGCAACGTGCCAATGCAAAAGAGAATGATTACACCGCATTTACTCAGGGTGTACCAACGTCTATGTCCGATAAAGATACACGGAAGTTATTCAATGATGTACGGAAGGGACTAGGTCTCAAGGAAGAGACATCTTTTAAACGTCATATTGACATGGGTTCTGCGGGTGATATCCGTGAAGCATATGTTGAAGGTAAGTTGTTTGAACTTGGTGACATTGTTGTTATCAAAGAAAGCGAAGAAGTCGGTGTGGTATCTGTACTGGGTGCGAACTATGTTATCGTTGAATGCGGTGACAAGAAAGTTCGCAAGTGGTTGGATGCTGTTGAACTTGTTGAGAAACAGGACAAGGACATCAAAGACCGTGAAGGAACTCAACCCGCACGTTATCATTCAGGACTCAAGAAGTCTACCAAGGTAAAACGTGACGCACACTTCAAAGCAAAGAAAGATGGCCCTGCGCCAGGCGATGCGACTGCCAAGACTAAACCATCCAAGTACACCAAAGCATTCAAAGATATGTATGATGAAGACTGTTGGGATGGGTACAAAGCAGTAGGTGTGAAGAAGAAAGGTGGTAAGGTTGTCCCTGACTGCGTCAAAGAAGATGTTTCTCAGAAAGAGTTGGATGACCTAGAAAAATTCGGTGATCGATTACTCAATAAGTTTGATGTTGATATCGAATTCACTCGTCACTTCAAAGACCGTATGAACGACAAACGTAACAAACCTGCTATTACTGTTGTAGAGATAGAACGTCTGTTCAAGAAGATGGCAGATAACAAGGGTAAGAAGATTAAGAAGCACGGTAACTCAGAAGCAATCCTCAAGGATATGCAGTCTGACCTAAACCTACCTGTTGTGGTTAACTGGAAGAACGGTGAGTTCGAAGTTGTTAACAAAACAATAATGCGTAAGAAGGGGTTCAAGTCACCCGATCCAGTTCTCACTTACGAGGGTAAGATGCTCGACAAACTGAAATCAGTAACTATTGGTAAGAAGTCATATCAGGACGCATTAAAAACACTCCAGACTTTGTTGATACGCAAAAAGAAAGAGGGTGGTGGTAAACTGAGACATGGTACTGAGTACTACGCTGCACAAGTCGCTAAGTCATATCAGGGTATGAGTGACCGAACTCTCCATAAGATGTTAGGAGAAGATTGTGGTGCTGGTGAAGAAGGTACAGACAAACTCATCAAGAAGTATAAGAAAGATACTCCGATGTCTGAAGATGCAGTCAAGGCAGCGCAGGAAAGAATCAAGTCTGAAAAAGATGCCGACAAGAAGAAGCATGATGGACTACTAGATCGTGCTAGACTTGCTCGTGCAAAAGCAAAGAACGCGAGTACAAAACCATGATTAAGATGGCATTAACCAGACGGGCGGGTGAACTCATTGAGGGTGCTCTTGCGGATAAGTCTAAGAAGTCGGGTATCTCCGTAGATACATTAAGAAAAGTATACAATCGTGGTGTTGCCGCATGGAAGACTGGTCACCGGCCAGGCACTACTCCCCAACAGTGGGGATATGCCCGTGTAAATGCCTTCATAGTAAAGAAGAAAAAGGGTGGTCTGAACCACGATAAGGATTTAGCATAACATGAAAACTATTAAGCAGTTGTTAGAAACGTATCAACAATTCTTGGATAAGTCACCTAGTAACTGGGGTGAGGAAAAGGTAGTTGCCTACGGAGAAAAGAAAGGTTACAAAGTGATCGGTGTATGTGGCCACGGTAGGATAGACGGTATCGTACTGTTCGGTCTGGATGCGGGAGACAAGAAGTATGTCGGTAAGGAAGCAAAAGTCAAGACTGGTCAAACAGTATTCCGTTATGCTACTCGCAATAGTATGGCAGGTGACATCTTTCCGTTAGTTAAGATTGATGTTAAGAAAGGTCTTCTGTATAACCTATCTCAGAAGTCAAGTGAAGGTGAGATTGAACACGCAGAGTTTGAGACCAAAAGTGTTAAGTTGCGTTACTTACGTCTTGCCGCGACTGCCAACCTCCGTGATATTACTGGGTTCGATCCCGGCTTTGGTTCAATGAAAGAGTCTGTTGAAGAAGGTAAGAAACCTTCTGCCGCTGATAGACTGACTTCTCGACTCAAGAAGGGTGGAGTGGACTTGGATAAAAGAGCTAAGGATAGAAAGTCTGAACACGACAAACTGAAGAAAAAGTATGCCAATGAGTCTGTAGACCTTGACGAAGGTAAGATGAAAGAGTTTCATGGTTACGTAAAAGCAGGGAAGTCCGCAGAGTGGATTTCTAAAAAGATTGGTATCGATGTCAAAGCAATAAAGGATTTCATGAAAGATATGAAAGAATCAAACGAATTACAAGAGGGTAAGAACCTCATCCCCGACCTTCAAAAAATCGTAAAGAATAAGAGTGCGGGTAAAGTTGGTGGTGTCATGATTGATATGTTTACCGCCAGTGTTGTCACCCAAGCATACGATAAAGTTAACCCCGCAATGCAAAAGAAGATGGAAGCATCTGATATTAACAAGCTTGTTGGACTTGTTCATAAACTCCTTGGTCACAAGGCTGGAAAAGTTGAACAGGTTAACGAAGCTGCTAATCTTTTCATGAAAGAATACGAAGATGGCGAATACGACAGAGGTGACGAAAAACCTTATGTTGATGCAATCAAAAGGGGTGGCGGTAAGAACATAAAGGTTGACAAACCCAGTCGAGGCGATGCCATGTTGCAAATAGAATTTAAAGGTGGTGACGGTGGCAAGATTCAAAAACTGGTTGATAAAGTTGGTGACGGAACGGAAAGTGTAGAAATGGCTGAAGGTACTGTTACCGAAGCAATTAAAACGTTTAAAGATATTAGTGAAGCAACTATGTCTACTTGGACAGTTACTGTTCAAAAACCAGTTAATAAGCTTAAGAAAGGTGATAAGCAAGTTGTTAATGCTCGTTCTGCTTTTGAAGCAATTAATAAAGCTATGAAGTTGTGGAAAGACCCTGCTCTTAAATCTGCTTCTGCTGATTCATTTAAGATTACTAAGGAATCTCTTGATGAAGCATCTGCAAGAGCAGACGCAATGAGAGCAATGGGTAAACGTGGTAAGGACAGTGCGGATGATGATGATGACGCAACCGATGATGACCGCAAGGCGGCATCTAAGAATGTTCTAATGCAAGTACGCAAAGCATCCGACCTACCCAAAGGTGGGGATATTGAGTTTGAAAACGGTAAGAAGGGTAAGATTTCTCAGGCAGACGCAGATAAGATGACTAGACTGTTCGGTATGTTGAAGAAACCACAGGACAAAGAAAAGTTTCAGAAAATAATTTCAAAAGATTTGAAGTCTCTTCAAGGTCTTCTTAAACGATTAAGTAAATAAGGTAAACCATGCAATCCTTTGACGAACATTGCAGTTGTGTAAAAGAATCATCTCTGATTGAGAATAATCAGTACAGGGTTGGTTCTGAGAAATACTTCGAGTACTTCCGTGATGTTCGTGAAGCATATCATGCGGGAGAACTGACAGTAGACCCCAGTGAGATTGATATCGTTGAGGGTAACCTAGGTGAGTTCGCAACCTATAAGGGTGAAAATGTTGCGTTAGATTGTATCTTCGAAGCGGAAGAGAAGAACCCACCGTTGAACAAACCCAAAGTTGGTGGCGCAAAGAAGTACTATGTTTATGTCAAGGACGGAGACAAGGTAAAGAAAGTCTCTTGGGGTGACACCACTGGACTCAAAGTTAAGTTGAATGACCCAGCTGCACGTAAGTCTTTTGCTGCACGACACGATTGTGCAAACAAGAAGGACAAGACTAAAGCAGGATACTGGGCGTGTAACCTACCACGTTACGCCAAACAACTCGGACTATCTGGAGGAGGAAACTTCTTTTGGTAAATTATGTAACTAGAGCATATACCGAATTATCAGTAAGTAATGGTAAGATAAGGGTATTCCGAGAGGATGTATCCGAATCACAATTGGTTTGGCATATGGATGAGAGGGATAGGAGTTTCCACGTTATAGAGGGTTATGGATGGATGTTGCAACGCGACAACGAAGAACCTGTAGATATGTTGGAAGGTCATAGTTATAGTATAGATAAGATGGAGTATCACCGTATCCTAAAGGGTGACGGTGATTTAATAATTAGAATATATGAAGCTGCTTAATGTATTATATCGTGGTGGTGCTGGTGGTGAATTCTTTGGTGGATTGTTAACAGAACATCATAGTATTGCTACCAAAGGATTGCGGTATAACACTGAAACCGAAAGATGGTTCCTAGAGAGGGAAGATTACCAGTCACACGAACCAGAGGTGACCAGAGTACACCCTAGAGATGTACAGAGACCGATATGGAATGGCAGTCTATGGAATGTAAGGTTAGACCACGGATATGGTTTTCCTATCAATCAAGACTTCTGGATTGATTATCTCTGGAAAGATTGTAATGAGAACAAGACTATATTGTTCTTATCTGTAACAAGAGAAAGTCTTGATTACACCCAGAGTCTTGCTAAGAAGAAACTAATTAAGACCTCGGATCACCAGTCCGGTCAAGATATGATAGATGATGGTATCCTAGATGTTGAACAGTTCTGGGATAGACCTTGGGAATCTCAAGCATACTATTATAATATGTTCATGGAGATGATACCAGAAGGACAGAGTGTCCACGTAGTAGACCCGTATGAACTGTTGTTTAAAGACGATGATAGTACGGTAAAAGAATTAGACAAGTTAACTGATTACCTTGGGATAACATATCCAATCAATTGGTTAAATAAAATAAGTTCTTATAGGACTAAAAATATTAATCTTATAAATAGAACTATACCAAATTAAACACAGGGTTCACGAACATGGCATCGGAAACACAGTCTTCAAGGTTAGCAAGAATAGAGATGGACTCTGTTGCTAGATTTGACCGTCTAGAACAAAAACTGGATAGACTTGCCGAGGCGTTAGTTACGTTGGCCCGTGTTGAGGAGAAGATGAGTTCCTTGGAAAGAAACAATGAAAATAACTATGATAGGATGAATAAGTTCTCTCAGAAATTAGATGATATAGAAAAGAAGGTTGATGAGAACGCACATACTGTTGCGATCATCAATAAAGTAGTTTATTTAATCACTGTCGCTGTAATCGGTGGCGCAATCAAATTAATGTGGATGTAACGGAGAACAATGATGAGAACTAAAGACATGAAAGGATTGATGGAAGCAATATCTTCCGTTATGACTCCTCAAGTAGCAATAGATGAAGCACGTCAAATGAAAGACCCAAAGAAAGACTCTATGATTACTAAAGGTGGTAAGACCATCGTAATCGATAAGTCTAAAGAGAAAGAATACCTTGCAAAAGGTTGGACTCTTTCTGAGAAGAAGAAACTCGACCCTGTAGACGATAAGGCAAACGATAAAGAATTTAAAGACCGTAAAGACAAAGACATCGATAACGATGGTGATGTTGATTCGTCTGATGAGTTCCTGCACAAGAAACGTGCGGCAACGGATGATGCAATTGACGGTGGTGATAAACCTGCCAAGAATGCTAAACCTAAGAAGGGTGTTAATCCTTTCAAGAAGGAAGACGTTGACCTTGAAGAAGGTAAAGTTAAAAGCAAGATGATTGACGATTCCGAAAAGATGTCTAAGAAAGACTTCATTAAGAAGTACGGTAAACAAAATGCCGATGACCTTTATGAAGCACAAGACGAAGAAGAAGATGATAAGAAGAAGAAACCTAATCCATTTGCCAAGAAAGACGATGGTGAAGAGAAGGATTCCGAAGATGAGTCTGAAGACGAAGTGAAAGACCCTAAAGTTGCTGGTAAGAAAGATGACAAGAAGAAAGTCGCATCTAATGCCAAGACTGCTGAAATCTCTAAGATTGGTGAAGGTTACACAACCAACGAAGAAATCAGAGGACTAGCTGACGCAATCACAGAACTCCACAATATGTGGGAATCTGCCGCACGTAAGTCTAATGCAACCAAACCTGAAGAGATGGATTCTAAAGACTCTCCCAAGGCAAAAGAGTTTGCCAAGAAGTCTGGTAAAGGTTCTGAAGAAGTAAACAATGATATAGAAGATGCAAAAGTAAAATCTAAGTCTGCCGAAGATGCAACTAAAGCATCATCTGGTAAGCGTAATGTAGACAACACTCTCGGTGACAACAAGATTGTCAAGTCAACTGTTGCAGAAGACGCAGATAACGTTATTGCACAAGCACAAAACATCATTGATGGTAAGACCATGAGTGAGATTGCCGCAATGGAAGAACCTAAATCAAAGAACCCGCATGATGCACGTACTAGAGAAGCACGTTCATTCCTACAACGTATGGCTAAGAGAGGGTAATCATGATACAATTACTTGGAACAGAAGCTGCCTGTGGAGATTCCACAGGTACAGCATCAAACTTTAGTGGTGCATCAATTGTACGACTGTACAACTCAACCACCTCTGACCATCTAGTAACACTGGAACAAACTGGTGGTACTGATATCGGAACACTTACCCTTACAGCAAAGGGTGTTGTTGAACTAAGAAAATTACCGACTGATAAAATCTTCGCTGCCAATGTTGGTGTCAAGGGTGTTGCAGTTGGATTCACTTACTAAATTATAGGAACACAATATGACTATTCAAGCTCCCGCATGGTGCGAAAACGCAGTACCGACAGCGAACGGTTGGGAAGACCCACAGACTGGTGAAGTGTATGCGTCTGGACGATTCACCCCAGAACAGATTGCAGAGTTTCACGGTGTAACCGCACCACAGAAAGCACCAGAAGTGTTGGTAGAAGTTCCGGTCAATGACTTTACAAAATCTCAGGGTCATTACAAAACTCCAACTATGTTAACTGAAGCACCTGTTGGTGGTAAGTCTCTTGACGAGATGACTAAGATTGAACTTGAAGCACTAGGACGTACCCACGGTATCGAACTTGACCGCAGAAAGTCTAAGTCAGACCTTATTGACGAAGTAAAAGACTTACTTTAAACAAACCCTAAGTAGAGGGGTATACTAAAATACCCCTTTTACTTGGAATTACATAATGTTGCAACTCACTAAAGACAACCTTACTCTATACGCTGCACAACACTATGTCAATCCCCTGTGTATTGATAGCGAAGAGTTCTTCGAAGACCTCAAGAAATTCAAGTACGTAAAACGGTTACTCAATCGTTATAGAGACACGGGTGTATTATCTGAACGTCTCATACTCAACCATCTAATAGTAATATTCAACGTGTTTGGATACCAAGCGGGATTAGACATCCTTGAATTAAAGGTAGAACTCGAACACTGGGGTACACTCAAACCATTCCTTATATTCCTCAAGGCAATCAACAACACCGAATATACCAATATAGAAATGGATAAGGTTGTTGTCGAATCACTCCGAGCGATAACAGACAAATAAATTAAAAACATTTGAATTTAAGGTATAAATAGTATTATGGGAATATTAAAAACAGCAGCAGACTTAGTATACACGATTCGGTTCTTGAAACTGTTAGTCACTCCGATTGAGAACACTGACGCATTCAAGAAAGGTATTATTGATATAAACGGTAAACGTAAGAAAGAATTCAATACGAATAGTACTGATGACCGTGATGCGTATCGTTCACACTACACACCTTTCCACCGACTTGTATTCAAC